TTAAGCCTATTAATCGGTATATCGTCTGCTGGGGCAGTTTAATAGGCTGGTATCACCCAGATACCTTGAGTTTACTACTTTTTTAAATATATGCAAGTGTTTAAACAAAGAAAAACCCCGCCTTTTGAGCGGGGTCTTTTGAAGCCAAGATGCTGATTAAGCGCCTTGTGATCCCCACATTCCTAGTGGATCAGACCAGCCGAAGCTGTAACGCTCACGAGACTTGTAACGAACGTTACCAGTGTCGAAATCACCATCCATGCTGTTGCTCAAAGGTGTACGAACAAAGTGCTTCATACCATTTGGAACATCAGTTGTCAGGAAGTAACCATTTGGATCGGTCAAGAAGTTGTTAACTGTGTAACCTTCTGAAACTGAACCGTTGTTTACGATAGCGTTGATGTCGTTGTCGGTTGTACCAACACGCAATTGAGTTTCGAGCAAACGAGTTGCAACGAACTGCAATGCAGGTGGAACAATCAACTTCTTAGGTTTTGCAGCGATCAAAAGACCACGCTCGTCTGTCCAAGCAGCGATTTGAATAACGGCAGCTTCCAAGGAAGTTTCGTTCAAATCAGCCATTGTGGACTGAGTGTTGCTGTTTGTACCGCCAGATACCAATGGGTGAGCAGTGCTGAACAAAGGTACGCCATCACCACCGTAATAAGCGGCAGAGTTAGTGAATCCGTTGTTTAAAACAGCAGCAGCTTTAACCTGCTTGGTATAAGCCATAGCACGAGCCAAAGCCTTTGTATAGCGAGCTGACAAAGAATCGTAGAGGTTGTCTTCGATTGCTTCTTCAGTCAAGCTAAAGCCAAGGGCAATAGTTTCGTGGTTGTAACGAGCTGTAAATGCCTCTTGAGCATTGTCGTAACGAATAGCAGAGCCTTCGTTTTTGACAGGTGCTGCGGAGAAGCCAGACAGCTTGGTTTCTTCTTCGAACGAACGCTCAGAGGTCTCTGTATCGTAGATCTCTTTGTGTTGTTCACCATAGCGAGCGTACTCAAGTCCGAACAATGCGTTCAGTCCAGGGAGCAACTCTTTCAGTAGTTGTGCACGTGAAATAGCCATTATTTAGCTCCTTAAGCTGCTGTTGCTACAGCTGCGTTGCTGTAGTAGGTGTGGACACCGAAGTTAAACTTAACAATAACCTCAGTAAAAGAACCCGATGCATTAACTGTTTCTGGAATACCAGCTACGATACGCATTGGTAATGCGGTACCTGTACCAGTAGTTGCTGAAATAGATGCATTTGAGTCACCAGATGTTGTGCTACCAGCGGTCAAGATTAAAGCTGAATTTTGACCAATAGCTGCTTGTGTTACACCAGAAATTGTTGATGCGCCAGCAGCTGTTACGGCAACTTTAAACAATGCATCTGGATCATCCAATACAAAAGCCTGAATGTCAGAAGCTACTGTTGAAGCTGGGAAATACTGTTGTTGCAACAATTGCTTGGTGGATGGGTTTGTGAACTGACAACCCAAGAAGATGCCAACGGCATCGGTTGCGGTAGCTGTGGTTGAAACTTTGCTTAATGTGCCACCAGTGTTTAAACGCACGACATCACCAAAGAAAATTGATGTGCCAGAGCCAGAAGCAATGGGGATTAAGCGAGTTTGACCAGCAAATACCTGACCACCGATCAAATTGATCGGCTGAAATCCGTAAGGACCTGAAACGGTAGGATAAGCCATTTAGAACTCCTAAATTAAAATTAATTACTTGCCAAAAGAACTTGAAGATTTACGCTCTGAAAAGAGTGGCATCCTCGCATCACTTTGACGCATCAAATTATTGTCTACAGCTTCCGCCTGAGCATCTGTCTGTTTAGCGTAAAAGCTATTACGCTGTTGGACGAACTCTTCTGGAGTTTTGCAAAGCAATAACCCACCAATCTCAATATTGTCTTTAAAACGACTATTGGGATCGATTAACAGTTGCATTTCTGGTTGTTCTTCCATCGGTACAGGTTCCCATTTTTCTCTCAGTTTCGCTGAAAGGTTACGTGGATCTGCTGCTCCCAATGTTGAAATACGTACCCAGTGGTATTTATATCCAGGAATCTTTACAGGCTCTGGAAGTAACTCGGCTGGTGCCCACTGTTGAAGGCGCTCGCTTTTATCACGGGTTTCTACTTCACGGTCAATTCTTTTCGTAGTCATTTTAGATTTCCTTTATTAGTTCACGGGCGTATTGCTCATTTGTTAGTCCTAACTTCTTGGCAATTGCTTGCTGGGAAGTTGTCAGGCGCACCTTCTTGGAAGATGTGCTGCGACTAGCGGAGGCTACAACAGTACTAGGCTTTGATCTAGACTGAGGTTTTTCGTCTTCTACGTCCTCGAAATTCTCAGGGAATCTCTTACGCATAGTTTCGTCTATACGCTTGTAATACTCATCGGTAGTGGCATAAGCCATACCATTTTGCTTAACAAGCTTTTCATGCAATCCCAAGGCTAAACTGGTCATCTCGTCATCTTGACCAAACCAAGAGTTTTTCTCTTGCCAACTAGAGGCTTTCGTATCCCGTATTGGCTGTTGCACTGGCTGTTGTTGTATTTGTACATCATTTTCCCGCTCTTGTAAAGCCCTTCTTTGATTTAAGTTTTGGGTAGCGTCAAAGACTCTATCCAACTTAATCTTAGCGGTGGTCATTCTCTCCTGAGCTTCAACTAATTTATCGCCATCCCCAGACTCATAAGCATCTCGGTACTCTTTCTTAGCCATAGCCAGCTCTTGCTCTGCACTCGTTTTAAAGGAGTCCACAGCCATAGATTCGCTGGAGTTAACCTTGCCTTTTAAAGCCTTATTTTCTTCATAAAGCTTTTTGGCAACTTCAATTGCTTCCTGACGCTCTCGCTCTGCAGCATCTTTTAATCTGCGCTCGTCATGATAAATCTTGCGAAACCCTGCAATTTTCTTCTTTGCTTCCGCAGAATACTCATCTAACTCATCCCGCTCCAAAGATTCTACAAACTCTGGCTCAGAAGGGGTCTTGTTACGGTCTTCTGGTGGGGTATCGTCTTCAATTTCAACTTCAAAATCGTCTTCTTTGTCAGCGTCTACTGACTTTACTTCTTCTTCATCGGGAAACTTGTAATTTTCCATTCGTATACTCCTTGTTTTCGTTTACTTGCGTTTAATACCACGTGGGTCATCTACTACGCCTTCCACAGAATCATCGTTGATCATGCGGAATTCACGTCCATGAATGACTAAACGGCTACCAGCATATGGCTTGACAAGGACAAAGTCGCCCTGTTTACACCAAGCACCGCTCGGAAAGCGGTTTTTATCTGCATAGCAATCTGGTCCTAAACTAACTACAAACAGCACAGTGGTTAGAGTTTCTTCGACTCGCATTGTTTCGTCTGCCTTTGCGATACCGCTTTCAAACTCTTTTTCCTGCTCTGGGATAGCGCATAAAATGCGATAACCAGAGGGTTTAGGAAGCTGTGTTGCCTTTTCTTCGTCTGACTTATCAAGCAGATTCGTAAGATCTACTGCTTTTCCTAAGTCGATTTGATTACTCATCCGAGTTCTCCATTCTGTCTTTGAGGTCTAATACGTATCCACGAGCAATGAGCAGACCTCGAATCTCACCACACGATTTTTTGTAATCCTCAAAGTTTTCGTAATTTCCAAGGACTACTGCATCTTTTAGTTGGTTAATTTTTTCGTCAAATTGTTTAACCAACAGTTCTAATTCGGTCATTTTTTGTCATTCCCCTTGTTAGAGTTGTTTCTTGCGTTCATCTCAGCGGCTATTAGCTGTGCGGCTATTTGACCCTTCTGAGCATCTATCTGTTGCTTCTTATGAGCCATATCTACGCCCAGTTTTGTGCCATCAAACTCAGATTTACGGTCTAAAGCAGTCCTATCCTTCTCAATATTGACTCCAAGGCGGGTACCATCAATTTCTAACTGACCTTCTACCCGTTGGCGCTCGATAGCTAACTGCTCTACCCTTAATTGAGCATCCACTTGGTCTTTTTGAGCCTTGCGCTGCTGTTCTTGAGCCTTAATCTGGATTTCTTGCATCTGCATTTGAACAATAGGGTCTTCCGCCTGTTGTTGAGCTTGCTGTTGAGCAGCCTGTGCCTGATTTTGTTGCAACAATTGAGATGAAGCTTGTGCCACCAGACGTGAAATTTGGATTTCGTAGTCCTCTGGGAGGGCATCTTGGTCTTCGTCCTTCATATAAGGCAATGGAGCACCTAGTTGTTGCTCGATCATCTGGCGGTACTTGAACCCAAAGTGTTCTGCAATGTGCGCTTGGAGTGCCGCAGTCATCTGTTGAGCTAATGGGTTCTGTCCAATCACTGCCGCAGTAGTCGGATCTTGCAAGAAGTTAGTGTGCGCTGCAATATGAGCGTCCTGATCTTGGTACATAAACGCTTTTAATGGCTTCTGGCTCAATACATCCATGTTTTCGGTGATTGGATCCTTTGGTTTCTTGTCTTCTTCCAATGGAATGAGCTTCTGAGCGTTGCGAATTCCCAACACATCGAGCATTTGGCGGTGCAACTGGGGCATATTGTAGATTTGTGGGGCACCTTGAGCCAATTGAAGGACTGCTTGGTACTGAACAATCTTCTGCGCCATCGTTGCAGCGTTAGGATCAGACACAGGAATAACTGTAACAAGTGAATAATCTGATTTTTTAGCTCTTGGACGACCATCTGCAGGCTCATAATCATATTCTTCTGGGGTGTAGTCCCGAATAATGTCTTTTAACAGACGTAATTCTTGCTTCATTGAGTAATGGATACGGGCTTGTACCGCACTCATCACCTTCAGGGTTCTTTCCAAGATAGCCAATGTGGTTCCAACAGGAGCATTAGCACTCATGTCGGAAACTTTCATGTCTGCTGCGGAAGCAAATCTACGACCTTCTTCTACGATAGTACCAAGCAACTGATAAAGAACCTGACTAGGCTCCTTGTATGGCAGGGTCATTAAGTTGTCTTTAATGGCTCCGCTAGGCACGTCCACATCACGGAACTCGCCTGGTGCTATCGGGGTGTCGTCACCTTTGACACGCAATCCACGGGTCTTAAAGCCACCTGGCAAGTTGCTAAGGGTTCCTGCGTCAACGAGTTGACGAATAAGAGACGTTCCAGACTTTGCAAAGGCTCCAACCAAATGGATGAGACCAAAGCAATAAAAGCCAAAACCAGGCACGTAGCCGTAATGAACGAAGTGTTGCCGTTTTTGTTTGGTTTCATCTTCTGGTCTCCAGTTACGTCTAATAGACAGGATCTCTTGGGTGCCTTTTTCCATAGTTACTACGTATGGAAGCGCTATTCCTGTTGGTTCTCCGTCTTCATCTACGTCCTCGTAACCTGGCAAATCTAGGTTAACGTGGATCTCAAGCAGTTTAAACCTGTCGTCTGAAGTGGCTCTAAAACCCATCTTCTCCGCAATTTTCTTCTCTACTTCATCTAAAGCGCCAGTAGGCTCATCTAGATCTACGTCTCGGTAGAAACCCTCATACTGCAAACGCTTGAGTTCATTTTGGGTTTTCCGCATGACGTGAGTGACACGAGGGGCTTGCTCTAGACTAGAAGCTCCATAAGGCACAACGATGTCTTCTGCTGGCACAAACATGGATACCTGACGGTTTAGGGCAGGATCAAAATACACCTTCTTAAATGCGTTGCCTGAAAGACCCAATCCCCAGATCATTCTTTCATGTTCAGGTCGGAATTCTTGCATCACATCGGTTAATTCATAGTTCATGTCATCTTGGACACGAGTGGCGGCTTCTTTCTTTTCTACGGTCTCTTTGCCAATGATCTGTGTTTTAACAGGTCCTGCCGCAGGAAAAGACTCCATAATGGTTTCAGCTTGGAACTTGACTAAAGCTTCAGATAGGAGTGGATGGTAGACACCACAGGCACCTTCCCAAGGGTCAGTACGCTCTTCAATCTTCATACCCAATAGTTCTAATCCGTCTACATAGGTCTGAATCCAATCCTTACGGGCGCTGATGTCTTCTTCAAAGTCTCCTAGCAAATCTCCCGCAATTTCGGTTAATTCGCCTTGGCTCATGTACTCGGCTAAGTTGTCATCAAAGTCTTCGTCATCTGAGTCTTCTTTGCCTAGCTCAATTTCTAAATCGCCTATCCCAATTTTTACGGACTCTGGGTCTTCAATCTCAATTTCAATTGCTGGCTCTTCTGTTAATGAGTCTATCCCTAAAGGGGCTTGATAAAGACTTTTTTCAATTGACATAATCTATCCTTAGTAATACGCAACTTTTCGTTTTGGCAAATCATAATCAGGCTCATCCGAGTTAATACGGATAAACCCGCCTTGACGGAACCTTAAGAGGGCTTGTGACGTTGAGTCCACCAAGTCGTCATGGTCTCCGTTAGGAAAAGAAGCACATTCTTCCATTACTTCCTCCGCCCATCTGGTATTGGGACACCATACAAACCCTGATGCAAATAAGTCTGAGATGGCGTTTACACGGGCTATCTTATCACTTCCTTTGCCTGGTGTATATTCCTGAAGCGGGATTCCCATCCGCCTCATTTCATAAATTAATGGCGCACCCGCAGCCTTTTTCTCAATAATTAAAGTGTGGGGTTCATATTCTTTGTAAAGCTCGAATGCTTTGGCTTTTAATTCTGGGAACTCCATACGTTCTTTAAACGCATCAAGCAGGATTATATGAGCCACTTCCCGCCCTTCTGAATCGGTTTTATGGAATATCCCCCACGTGGTACAGGCGGAGTAGTCGGCACGGTTATTCTTCTCAAAGGCGGTATCCCATGACTGAATGATGTAATCGCAATGGGGTGGCTCGTCATCATCCCAGATCTTCCACATATCCCGCTTGATAATTGCGCCCTCTTCTGAGGTCGGATTCTGCTGATATTGAGCTTCCCACTTAGAAACAGGGATCTCCGCCTTGATTGCCTCTAGTTCGGTCTGCTTCCAAAACTGGGGCCAAAGCGGCTTTCCTGACGGCATGAGCGCAGGAAACTCAATTACTTCCCATTCGTCACCTTCCCGTTTAATCGAGTTGGCAATGATCTGCCCTGTCAAGTCTCGTTTAGACCAGCGGGTCATCACAATTACAATAGCCCCGCCTGGTTGCAGTCGTTGGCGTGGACCTGATGAATACCACTCATAAACCCTGTCGTAGACCTCTGGGTTGCCTTGCATGGCTTCTTGCTCGCTATGCGGGTCGTCAATGATTAGGACATCCGCACCTTTACCCGTAACGGCACCGCCAACACCAATCGCAAAGTAATCACCGCCCTTGTCTGTATTCCAACGACCTGCCGCCTTGGAATCAGAAGAAAGCTTGGTGGGGAAGATGTCTTGGTATTCCTGCATATTGACGAGGTTTCGGACTTTTCTTCCAAAACCGACTGCCAGTTCTGCGGTATGGGCGGTCTGAATGATCTTCTTGTGCGGGTATTTACCTAGGAACCAAGCGGGGAACAGATAGGAAGCAAACTCCGACTTAGTGTGGCGGGGTGGCATATTGATAATAAGACGCTTTAAGGAACCATTGGCGACTCTCTCAAAGGCATCTGCCATATCTTTGTGGTGCTTGCCTGGTATAAACGCAGCCCACATACTATTCACGAAGGAAAGGAAATGCTCCTTACAACGCTCCTTTTGATCTTCTTGCAGGATGACCTTGATCTTCGGGATCTCAGGAGAGTCCTTGGGCAGGGTGTCTAGTAGACCCCTGTAACGCTGTAACTCCGCAGTGCTTAGTAAACTCAAAGCGAGGTCATCTTCTCAACGGTTCTATCGATTGGAACGAGGGAGCGGATCTTATTGGGTTGCACCTTTAAGAGCCCTCTATCCTTGAGGTCATGGATTATGCGGTGGATATTAGACTTGCTCTTCAATTTAAGACCAGTGGCTATATCAGCATAACTAGGGGAAAACCCTCGGTACTTAATAAAATCTTCTATGAAGTGCAGAACCTCCATTTGTCTTTCGGTCATTTGCAACTCCAACACAAGTTGTAGTTAATCATTTGGCTCTTCCTTATGTCCGTACAAGGATTTGATAAGGCGGAGTAGTCTTTCTCTTTCCGCATGGGTAAGGCTTTGTATAAAAGCCATGATTTCATTTACGGTCTTCATAGGGGCATATAGTCCAAATACACAGGGGTGTGCTCTCCCATATAGGCACCAAGAATATT